AGCGCTATGAATACGCTTGGTGTCGGGATAAGTAATACGTTGGCCGATGTCTGTATTTGGTGTAACAGCTCCACCGTCATTCTTAGTAACGTGCAAAGTCAAAGGCGTTTCGTTTAACGGAGTCCAGTAGGTGGAATTAGCGCTAATGGTTGCACTGTTTGCTGTTAACCGATCGTAGAGTAGGTATAAAGGAGATTCACTATAATCTCCCACATACAGCCAATTAACGGTCAAGCCCGCTGGAGGCAGCCCTTCCAAGAAAGCCACTAGCTCTTGCTGTGCTGTAGTACCTCCTGTAAGAGGCCAGGTACCTGTTGCAGCTACCTCTAGAGCATCTGAGCTCAATCCATTAAACCCGTTGGTACCTCCGTGGCTTAAGTCTTGAAATTCAGTACCCCAGCTGGCTCTCATCCTTACGCCTACTTGCCCAGGCAATACATCTGTAGGTTCAAAACCGGACAATGGTCCAGAACCGTGTGTCCAGCTTTGACTAAATTCTGGGTCGTCAGGATGTAAACCACGAGTTTCAATGTCATACGGATAAGCAGCTGCACCGCTAAAACGCACTTCAAATGTGCTAGGCACACTGTCCCAGTCTAGGAAAAAGGGATTAGAGGTATTGGTAGGAGCGTACTTGCCTCCAAGGATCATTGTAGTCTCTAGATCTAACGTGTAGCTAGCTTTAGTTCCGTCTACAGAGTCAGACTCTCCGAGCATTGACCAATTGTCAATGTCAGTCCAACCATCCAAAGAGCTGCCTGTGTATTGGTACACTCCTGGAGCATCCCCAGCTACACACGCTAAAAACCCTAGACAACGCTGTTTGGCGTTTTGATCAAAGGCCTCACTCAAGGCGGTATAGAAACCAATTCCCTTGACCTTATTAGAATTTAACTCAATCAGATTGTGATTGGAAAATTCCGGTGTTGCAATTGTATCAACGAGTAAAAATGGCATTATCCGAAGTTTAAGGTGAAGTCCATACCTGCTTCCCAGGCACTCGTATTAACAAATTCACACAACACATATGTCTGTGCTACCCCAGTAAACCCTTGAATCAAGCCTAATGCCTGTAGGTCTAGGTCTAGTTCATGAACCGCTACGATACCACCCACGACGACGGCAGGTACTCCGGTAGCCCCAGGAGCTTTTACTTGAGGTGTACCGGAATGAAAATTTGCTTTAGGCACACACAGAAGATGCAGAATCTCTTCCATCTCCAAATAGCCTCCATCGTTAGTAAACGGGTGGTTGTTGTAGTCAGAACCTGCTTGAAGATCTTGCTTTACAATAGATGCTACACCACTGGCTATTGCTGTATTAATACTGAACGGAATAAGTGTTGGAATGACATTAAGAGCCAGTACGGTGTCAAATGAAGTATTCAGCATATTTAAAACAAAGGCAGGAAGCACGTGCTGCATGGATAGAGAAGTTGTCTTTTCACCACCAGCAAGCAAAGCAGCTGATCCTGTAAATGAGCTTGTCATAGAAACAGCTCCTCCAGATGTAGACGGTGATACGAAATAGTCGCTAGTAGCAGCGCCCAAAGTCAGCACGTTAGCAGTAGCAGCGTAGTCAGCAGTATTGTCTACGTTAAAGCTGCCTGCAATCTCTGAAGCATTCGCATTAACGGTTAGGTTTTCGGCCAACGTGAACGTATTGTTCTGAACGGAAACCTCAAGACTATTGATATCTGTTTCAAACTCAGAGACGCCTACAAGCGTCATATCAAAGTTGTCTAGAGAAACCTCAGTACCTACTTCAAACAAGAATGTATTAGCGTTTCCAGAGGTTTGTGTAGTACCTCCATTGTACAGATCAAGGTTATTCAAAGCGGTAGAAGGCACCCCAGTACAAATGACCCGAAGAACGTCTTCTAGACTGGTTCCTTCATCAAAGACATACCCTTCGTCAGCACCGCCTACGCCACCGGAAAAGGTAACTTCTAGTGGTTCAAGCAATACGCCAGATGAACCTGAGGAGAGTGATGAAAGGAAGTCAGCCAGTTGAGGTGACTCCACTTCAATGCGACCAAATTTATCGGTCTTAAAAGTACCCTTAGTGCGGCGTCGTAGACTCATGATTCAAAAGCTTGAAGCTTGGCTTTAATGTCCTGAAGCATGCCACTGTTGCGTTTGAGTTTCAAAGCCCGTACAGCTTGCTCCATGTCTTCTCCGAGAACTTCATCACCATACAAGTAGGTGTTGCCGCTTTTACGCAAAACACTGCAATCCAAACACTCTTTAATCAGAGCAATGGTTTCCAGATTCTTGTCGTTGGCTACCCGAATAAATTCAGCTGGATCAGCTTCCATCATTTCTTCTAGTGCCAATTCCTTTTGATCCTTGGTCAATCCGGTTACAGACTGCCCGTTGGCTTTCAACACGGTTTCCATGCGGACTTCATCTTCGCAGATCAGAATCAAATTCTTATATGCATCCTTACGTTGCCGTGTTTCTGCTACCCGCTCTTTCTCATCCTGAGCTGGATCAAAGAAGTAATAGCGGGTACCGTTGATATCCTTGTCTTCTTCCTCCGCTACATGTGGGTGGTTGCATGCAAACCGGAACTTGACAAAGTCCATAGGGTTGTTAGGCTCACCATCTTCAGATGTAGAGATGTCAAACTCTACTCCTTTCTGCGGCACCTCAATGCTCATTTCTGCATAAAACCTACGCACTGCATTGCTCCAACCGGGATCTGAATGACTCATGCCCATGACTGAAGGCAAGATGTTTTTCTGCTCTGTCAAGCTCAAGCCTTTAACCAGGTTTCCATTCTTGTCAAACACGCTACCTACGCGGCGTTTAGCATCGACATAGATGTCATCTGGCAGGTTAGTGGTATTGTCACGACGGAACAGGTAAATGATTTTTTCGCTCATAACTAGATATATGTTTAGGGGTTTTCTACGTAATTCATGGGGCGTGCAGTCGCATTTGTTTTGTTAGACTGCACGCGGGTCCCCTGTCCTAGAGAATTGAATCTTACACCTAGGATTGACTCAGACATGTTGCGCCGTTCGCAACGATGGCCGTTAAACTTTTTACTCATCCACTGCAACTTTCACAGTCTTCAGGACTGTCTATGTTGCAGCTCAACTCTCCGCTTTCTTGCTTGTCCTGAGTCTTCTTGACTCTTTCAGGATTCAAAAAGCTGATGTCGTTTTCTTCGTTCATTACCTCCGGGCTTTACGAATAATCTGCTTCCGTGACCGAGCTGCCTTCCGACCTACAGCCTTGATCTGACGCATAGACTTAGACAGACCACGCTTAGACTTATTGACAGCCTTCTTGTTGCTCCGAGTAGCCTTCTTAGCAGCAGTAGCTTTCTTACGCTTTTCAGCAGGAGTAAGAGCCTTAGCAACTGGTTTTCTAACCTGAAGAGTGGCTTTGGCACCAGAGGATACCGGACCTGCTTTCTTCGCCGTTGCCTTCTTAATAGAGGCGTCTCGTTGTGGCCCTTTACCGTATGCGGAGTTAATTCTGTTCTGAACCCGATTGTATTCAGGAGTGCCTTTAGTCAAGTTCTTACGCCGCGCAATAAGCTTGTCCAGGTCGGCGTCATTCTTCTTAGCGCCTTTGTACGTTCCTGCATCCGTAGTCTTAGGCTTTACTGGTTTTAGAGTAGCCTTTTTAGGTGTGTTCTTAGGTGCAGGTTTAGGAGTCAGTGGCTTGGGCGCATTCATTCGGACTTTAGGTGCCCTGCGTTTGTTTGCGGCTGAACGCTTGACTGAACCATCTTTGTTCTTGCCTGCAGATCCCTGTGAACGATTTTGAGCTAGTTCACGGGGGCTTTTAAGTTTAACTAGAGAAGTACCACCTTGGCGCATAATGCGCTTCTTGGATTTTTTAGATGTCTTGTAAGGCATGACTTAGCATTTCCAACGTCTTCGTGCTTGACGAATACGTGAGTTAGGGTTGTTACGGGTTTTAGCGCTGCTTCTTTTTAGCTGTCCCAACGAGCGAGCGCAATACGACTTGCGGCGTTTAGCCGATTTAGATCCCTTCTTTACTTTACCCGTTACAGCTGTCTTCAGCTTGGATCCTGGGTTAGCTCTGCGATGGGCAGCAACGCCCTTCTTAGTCATGCCTGCACCAGACTTGGTAGAGCGGTAGTTAGCCCCTTTACCACGTGTGGTGCGACGAATAGCAGTTTGCCGTTTTTTGGTTACAGCCATTACTTCTTCGTCTTAGCCTTCCGTCTTTTACTTTTCTTCTTCTGTGAATTCTTAATTGCTTTATTAGTAGGAGCTCCTGCTGATCCAGGTTTACGCATACGCTCACCAGACCCCGCTTTAATGCGGTTTTGTTTAGCGTGAATGTTGTGCCATAAACCTTTTCTTACTCCCATCTCTTTTCGGTGTAGGATTAAGGGGAGAGCCGTTAAAGCCCTCCCCCATCCATAATCGGATTAGCTGCGAATGCACTCCAGGTGCAAGCAGTTAGTAGCACGACGAATGCTAATGCCACACTCCTTCAAGAAGTGGACAGCAGAGCCGTCTACGTCAGTGGCACGCAATGCGTTTCCACCAAACCCAGGAGGTACTGAAGCACCAGCTACAGCCCAACGAACCAACTCACGGTTCTTCCGGGTAATCATGCTGACGTTGTTCTCACCATCATAGGTGCTCATGTCCAAGAAGATCATGCGATAGCTCTCCAGTGGAAGACCCGTAACAGGGTGGCGATCACTAGCAAGAGCACGTGCACCGTGATCAAACAAGGGCAAGTGACGCACAGTAATGGTGTGCCCATCGATGTGCTGGTACTGAGTGAAGAATCCACCCAAGGAGAGGTTGCGACCGCTTCCACCAACGAACGATCCGGGATCGGTGTTCTTGATGTAAGTCTGGCTTGACAGCTCATCCTTCATAGCGTTATCAAACTCTTCCATACCACCGAGGCCGGTGAAGAGAACAATGTTCATCTGGGAAGCATCTGAAGCGCCATAGAGAGCGTCACGTACAACACCCTTGAGCTTCTTAGCGGTGAGCACAGAGTATGTGTCAACGTTAGGAATCTGCTCAATCACGCCGCTACCGAGAGGAATAGCCTTGCCGTTCTCATCACGCAAGTGAATGAGTCCGTCGCCATCACGGTTGTAACGTGAGTACCACATAGCCAACTCAGTCTCCTCTTTCCAACGCAACATGTGCTGGTACTCCTCAAAGTCGTACCACAGGTTGGTTGAGCGACCACCAACGTTGAACTCGAAGTTGACCACACGGTCGGGCATGTTACCCTCGTAGCGGTATGACTTACGAATCAAGCTGATCTGGTTGCGCATTTTGGAAGGAGCGACCCAGTTGCTTTCGTTACCACGCGATCCGGAAAAAGCGTTAGCAGCAAAAATCTGAACAGCCAGCTTTCCAGACAGCTCGCTAGAGGCTACTTCTGTAGCGCTGTCGCTTGTGACCAAGTCACAGTTATACTTCCAACCTCCAGAGGTTTGAACAGGGTCACTGGTCAAACGAATCTGAGTGTTGTTGGTATCACCAAATTCCACGATGTAGTTCTTGACGAACCAACGATCCACAAACATCACAGTACCACCATTGACAGTAATAGTGCCGTTACCAATACAAGGAACGCTCTTATTCAAGCGACCCATTACTGGATAATCGTACTCTACATCATTGATGTACTTCACGTTGCCCATACCTTCTGTCAGGAAGGACAGTGGGAAACGCTTATCCTCTTGACCAGAGAGGTGAGTAATAACCGGAGAGAGAACGTCCGGTTGGGTCATGAGTGCATTGGCCAACGAGTTCTCGTCGGTCATGCCATCGGCGTTAAATACGTCTTCGTAAAGACGCAACTTTTTCAAATTGTCAGACATAGATTAGTCTTGTTAGGGTTATAGCAAATCCCGCAATGAAGGAAGGGGGGTGCCTTTGGTTACAGTCGACTTGCTACGAGACTTCATCCTAGTCGAGGCGGAGGGAGAACTTTGGAGCTTTGCTTTCAAGCTCTGGGTTGTTTTTGTTTTGGCGATGTTCCTTGTAAGCTTGTTCAAGTCAAAGCCTTGATAGATCAGATACTCCAGCGCTAGGGCTGTTTCTGTATCGAGTTTACTGCGGTCGTGGTCCCGTTGTGTGGAACCCTTCTGATCTACCGGTAATGTCATCCAATCGTAAAACTGTTTGCGCTGACGTTGGGGAATTTGTAGCCCCTTGAGCTCGCCAGAGTCTACAGTCTTAGATACTTGTTGCCAGTATTGCTCTGCTTCAGCACGTTGAGTAGCTGCTTGCTGCTCTTGTTGAGCCAACAGCTGTTCTTTTTCCTGGGCTTGGTTGCGCTTTAGATGACCGAGATAGACTTCAGCATTATCCTTGAGGATACCTGCGTCTTCGTACGCATCCAGCATCTTGGTAATTTCCTCATCACCAAAGCCTTGCGTACGCATGCCATCTTGTACAACACGCCTTTGAACGGCAACATTGTCATCTACAGCCATTCCGCTGTAATCCAACTGCGCTTGTTGCGCTTGGAAATACTTCAGCGGATCTCCATTGTTGGAGCGGTATTGAAAGTACTCTCGTACGTCAGGATACTGTTCGAAGATGTTTCCAAGCTGCTCTTCAGCAATCTTGTTTGCTACAGCAGAAGTGTATTTCTCTAGACCATCATAGTCATCAGAGAAGTCTCCTTCTACTTGGTAACCCAACCGCTGAGTCAAGGTTTCAATAACCCCAGGCTCATCTGATGTAGGTTCTTCTGCTGATTCTTCCAGTGCAGAAGCTTGTTCAGCTTCCTCAGCTACTGATTCTTCCGGCGTATTTACCGGTGTTTGTTCCTCTTCTGTAGCTGATTCTGCCGCAACTTGCGGTTCTTCATTTACAGAAGGTTCTTCTGAATTCTCAACAGACGTTTCTGCTGGAGTTTCTACAGGTGCAGGTGCTGAATCGTTCAGCCAGTCTACTCCTTTGAGGCTATCTAAGCCAAGCTCTTTGTTTTCGGCCATCGTATTGAATGTAGGTTATATGGAATATTATTCCAAGAAAAACAGTACTCGTTATTATTTATCTGTTTTTCCGTCGTTATCGTGGTCTGTATCCTTAGAAGCTGCTTGGATATGCGCTACTTCTAATTTGACTTGACGATCCATTTGATTCTCTTGAGCTTCGTGTTGTTGCTCAACTTGGAGCTTCTGCAGTTCTACCTGCATCTTGCTTTGCTCTTTCTGTTGTTCCGCTGCTTGAGCTGCTTTAGACAACTCCGCTTGTTTAGCTTCTACTTTATCGGCAAGCTGTTTGATCCTAGAGAAGTTGTCTGCATCTAGGATTTGAGCAATGGAACCAACACCCACTCCGTTTTGAGCCATGGCTTGTAGCAGACCGCGCATCTGTTCCATCTTCTGGGTCTCCTGGGCGGAGTTCTTAGCAAAGATTCCAAACTCACTTTCCTGATAGCTTGAGCCTTCGATATCTAACCAAGCATTGCGGTAGTCGTCAGTGATGTATTGGACTTTCTTGCCTTCACGAAATGCATGCTTAGACGTATCCAAGAGTCCTTGCATTTCCTTTTGCTCAAACTTCTCATACTTCCTAAAGATCTCTTCAGTAATGGCAGTGCTTTGAGCAATGGCACTTTTGGTAGATCCTGTTCCGTCACTGGCCATGACCTGACCCTTACGCTGACGAGAGATACCCAAAAGCTCTTCCCACTCTTGCTTGATGGCTTGTAGCAACTCAATCTGAGTTGCCATATACTGACCAAGCGACATGTCCAGTACTTGGTACTGATTGAAGGAAACCCTTTCGTTGTTCTTGCCCTCTGCAGTAGAATCAATAAACGCAAAGCCCATTGCGTCCGCGTAGTACATGAACTTTTCTTCATCCCAGCCATGACGCTTAGGAATAGTGTTCATTTCAATCAGAGCAATCTTGTCTTTGTTCTTGGCAATGGTGAGCTCTAACCGGTAGTGGAATACGTTGTACAACACCTGGTAAGGCATTCCCATGGAAATGATACTGACGTTCTCTGCATGCCTGTTGGAGTATGCCCGTCCGTTGTATGGCAGCTTGCACTTAGAGATGTTGTCTAAAGACGCACGCTGACCTGCAACAGGGTTAATGCCTACGTAGATGTCATTGTCAATCTGATACCCTTCCCACACCTCATTGATCCAATACCACTCTGTCGTTTCACCGGCCTCCCGATTGGTCTTGTACGTGTCACTTACCATGCTCATTTGCTGAACACCCATCT